CCGGGAACGCTGCGAGAAAGGGTGGCAATGTCAAAGAACATTGATATCATTAGCTCAATTGCCGAACGAGAAGTAACCGCCTACGAGGCAACTTCGGAGATTGAGCGCCTTAAGGCAGCCCATCGCAAGGCGCTGCGAAAGCTGGATGACAGGGACCTTGCAAAGCAGGAGCTGATTCAGGCGGTGTACCAAGCCGCACACGAAGCAGCAGCGGCAATGAATCTTAAGCCGGTTACTCCGCCAAAGGCGGACACCCGAAAGGCCGAAGATGAGGTTGCTGTGTTGCTTTTGTCCGATTGGCAGCTTGGCAAGATTACCCCAACCTACAATTCTGAAGTCTGCGCAGAACGCATTGCGCAGTTGGCCGAGAAGGTGCAGAAGCTGGTTGAAATCCAGCGGAAGGCACACCCGGTCAAGGAAGTTCGCGTATACCTCCTTGGAGACCTGATTGAGGGGGAAGATATTTTCCCTGGGCAGGCTCACTTGGTTGATGCATCCCTGTACAACCAGGTATTCCACGGCGGAGAAATCCTTGCCGACTTGATTCGCAAGCTTGCTGGCTCTTTTGAGCATGTCAAGGTTGTTGGGGTCATTGGCAACCACGGACGACTTGGCCGAAAGGGAACGTTCCATCCGGAATCAAACGCTGACGCGATGATGTACCGGATTGCATCAATGCTCGTAAAGGAGCAGAAGAACGTTGAGTGGGTTGAAACTCTTGCCAAGGGCGAGCGCGCCTGGTTTGCAACCGACGAAGTCAAGGGAAAGACTTGGTTCCTGTTCCACGGGGATCAGGTCTCCGGCGGATTTGCCGGCTTCCCCTGGTACGGCTTTGGCAAGAAGCTTCAGGGATGGAACATGACCGTGGCGCCGTTTGATTACAGCGCAGCTGGCCACTTCCACACCCCGACACGCATGTACCTCAATGGGATTACCCATTGGAGCGGTGGCTCTACGGAGAGCTCAAACACCTACGCGCAGGAGCTGCTTGCTTCTGCCGGAGAGCCGTGCCAGTGGCTGCTATTCCAGCACAAGGACGGCGTGACCGCTGAGTATTTGATTCGACTTACTTAAGCCGGGAGCGTCGCTGGCTCATAATGCGCCGGTACCGGGACCGCGACATTGATGCAAGTTTTCGGTAGCCGTACCCACGGCCACTGGCTGATTCAATGGGCGCGGTCCCAAACTTTTCTATAAGCTTTACTACGCTCCAGGTGCTTAGCTTTGTTTTGGCCGGAACGTAGCCGCCGCCCTTAGCCGTAGCAACTTTTAGGTTTGATGCGATAATGGCCGCAATAGATTGAGAGATTTCTTTGCCGATGGATTGCATTTGGCCGCGAAATTTTGCTGCTGGAGCAGAAAGAAAGTCGCCAGGAGCTGCTTCAGCGTAAGGCATTCCGTCCTTGTCCGTTGGATTTGTGCCATATGTCACGGAAACATATTGAACGCCACGTTTGCCCATAGGGGAAACAGAGAACACGCTTTGCGATGTTCTGCCTTTATCAAAGGATTCATTGGAGTCTGGAGACTCAAGACCGGCAACCAATGCGCCAGTGTCAACCGGGGCAAGGTCGGAGGCCATTCCGGCAAGGCTTGAGGGGCCACCATATACCGCATCAGTAACGATCTTAACGGCGGCACCCGCAAATGCAGGCTCTAGTTCTTTTGTTGACTCCGTGAGAACCTTCCTAACTTTCCTTAGACTTTCTTCTGCTGATTTGATATTAAAAGTAACTTCACCTTTTGCCATATTATTCAGTAATCCTGGCTACCACTAGAAGGTGATGGTTCAAGGCCTCCTGGCCAGTCTCAACTACAGAGAAGCTCTTTCCGTCAACAGTAAGAATGTCGTTGACCTGTGGCCGGTATTCACCGCGAGCAAACGGCAGCCAGAACTTGTACACGTCTTTTACCGAGCGTCCAGCCGGGCCAATGTTCTCCTGGTGGTATGCCTGCTGGTAGTGACCGTTCTTTGTCCAGACAGCAGCATTAGTAATTACCGGACTTCCAATTGAGTCCTGCCCGGTAAGGCCTGGTCGGGTAAGCGAGATAATCTTGTTGAAGCCTGGAATCATTTAATAACCGGCCTAATGTATTGATCTAGCAGCATGGTTGCTGCCAATGGGATTGCGGCAGACGGGTCTCTCTTCGCCCGTGAGCCACCCTGGCCAGCCTCGTTAGAGTAGATTTCCATCTCACCGACGCGGAGGCGGCTAATTGCCTGGAGGCCCTGCTTGGCAAGGCTGTCGCGGGCCAAAAGCTCAACAGTGACAAGGGCTGTCGCATCTTTGATGTCCTGCGGCGGAACCGACGCCCCATGGGTATAGGTAATTTCAACAACCGGCTCAATCATTCCAAGGGCAACAATTGCCGGGAAGAGAGAGTAGGTCACGTTGGCGAGGGAGGTAATCTCGACGTACCCGCGATCAGAGTTAATGAAAATGTCATTAACTGTAAATGCAGCAGACTGCTGAGCGCTCACGTAAACCCTTACGTTTTCAACGGAGATAATAGATCGATGGACCGGGTAAATCCTGCGGGTTTTCTGGTCCCAGCGATGCTTCTCTGTTGAGCTTCGGTGGTCAAACGTATAGCCAACGTAAGAGTCAACAAGCGAGCTAGCAACCTTAATGACCTGACGAATCTTATTATCGGTAAGCTCTGTACCGTCTGGGTTTGTCAGGTCTCCCAGTTCGTACTCTCGAAACTCATCGACGCCAAGGTATCCAAAGTGTCGGCCAGGGGCTGGGGTCGAGTATGATCCGTTTGCTCCGGTGCTGCTGTTATTCAAACGATAGGAATACCACGAAACAGATGTGCCGTCATTGTCGACGTAATCGTATGTTCCAACGTTTGCAACTAGGGCCTGATAGCCAATGGAGCTCCAAGTACCCGTTCTCGACGTAGCATCCGCTTCGTTATTGGCACGGCCAATTTCTACACGGGTGTACGCCGAGATGTCGGATATAATATTCGGGACGCCTATTTTGACAAGACTTGCCATGTTGCTACGATCCGCCTTTCATATGGCGGCGGTCCACGTCGTCCCGCCTACGATTACTTTCCAAGAGCCTTTACGTATTCAATCCACTCAACTGGCACAGCAGCGCGCGAAACGCCATCCTGCTCAGTTGGACGAACCCATCGGCCGTCTGGAAGAGTGAACGAGCCCGTTACGGGGACGACAATCTGCCAAATGCCTGGGGCAACTTCCCAGCCACTGCCAACTGCTGGCTTGTCGCCAACTGGAGCAGCTACAACTGGGGTGGAAACGACAGGGGCCACGGCGACCGGGGCCACAACGGCTGGGGCAGCGGCCGCTACGGCCTTCTCCTCAGACTTGTCTTCGGACTTTCCAAGAATGCTATTAAGGTCAACCATGGTTTTCTCCTTTTATTGGGCGCGCTTGCACCCGTGTCGCTCCACCTCTGAGAGAAGCGCGAGCGGGACTTTGGCCCTTCCGTTCTTAAACTCAAGAACCGAATCGTCGGAAAGCATAATTTTGTTACCAAACTCCCAAGTAATTTCTACCAGGTAAGAGGGGTTGTTGGCAATAGCAAACGCAATTGCCTTCTTTGCCATTAGCTCGTGGTGCTCAATCTTCCGGTTTTTTCTTCGTTTTGCCATAGTGGACTCCAAAAAGAAGAGGGACGGGGTCTCCCCCGCCCCTCTTCATTTACCCGAAGGTATCCTAGATTAGACGGCTACGCGAATCTTTCCATTGAACTGAGGGGCCTTGCTTGCAAGACCGTACATGCAGTACATGATGTAAAGACGGGAAAGGGAACCGTTCACGCCCACTGGAATCTCCAGCGTGGTGATCGAGTCCGAACCAAGGTAAGGCATCGACCAGACTGACTCGTCGATGACATACATGTCGCGGCTATCAACCGAGCTCACGGTATAATTCCCGATGCTGTCGCCAGGAACCGAAAGGAGCGGAAGCTCCCCAGCGGCCGTGACAACGGAACCGAGCGTAAGACCCATTACGTTACCCGACTGCCCTGGAGCGTTGTAACGAACAAGGTTCGTCACTTCGTTCACAAGACCGGCGTAGTCCGTAGGCGAGCAGAGGATCGCTGAGGGGCTGCCACCGGCATTCAAGATGCTGGCGACGTTCTCGTTGATCGTCTTAAGATAAGCAGCAGTACCCTTGGTTGCGATCTGGGCAGAGCCAGCCGCTGATCCAAGGAGCTTGCGGAGACCGTCAAACCCGTTCGCATCGTATGCGCCGAGCTCGTTGGTGGTCACACCGGTGGTGTTCGTCGAGTTGCCCTGGAAGAGGGTCTTCTGAAGCTTCTTGGCGATAGCGGTTACGCCACCCTCAAGCTCAGTCGAAAGGCCCTGCTGCCCCGGAGCGCCGCCCTGGGTAATCGCAAACTGCGACTTTAGGGTGATACCACGGCGGGTCGCCAGAACGGCCACGTTGGTCGTCTGTCGTGCATAGGTGTTCGTGTCGTCCGTAACGGTGCCGGTCTCCGTCTGGAAGACTGCATCGCCAAAGGCTGACTGCTGATTGAACGCGTGCACGAGGCCGTTTGCCGGCTCCTTGCGGATGCGCTCAAAGAATGGGAACTTCTTTACGAACAAGGCGTAAAGAATTGGCTCGAGATCCTGTCGGATAAGAGCCGCGCCACCGCTCGCATCGAGCAGCTTGGCAATGTTCGGATTCGCAACCGCAAGGCGGTTAAGAATGTCGGACGAAGCCTGCTTGCCCGCTTCGCGGGTAGCCTGAATGTCAAGGGCCTCGCCGAGGTCGGCGCGGCTCATCTTCGAGAACTTCTTGCGAAGCTCGCGCTGCGTAGCATAAGCATCGGCTACGTCGATTGACTCATCGGCAGCACGGCCGACGAGGTGCGGGGCATCAGCAAGGGCATCAAGGCCCTTCTGAACGTCCTGCAACTTTTCGTTAAGTTCGCTCATGATTTTACTCCTCACTTTCCAGCATGCGCTGGATAACAGGCGAAAGCCAAGGGGCATTCGTCCCGGAATTGTTTGAAGCAACTGAATACGACTTGCGGCCGGATGGAAGATCCATCAAGCGTCCGACGACATCAAGTGCCTTTGCAAGATCAGCCTCGACCGTGGCCTTCTGGCTAAGCAGTTCGGTCAACTGAGCCTTGACGGCTGCGACCTCCCGCTGAGCGGCAAAGGCTGCATCTAGCGCAGACTTGGCGATAGCGGTCACCTCGTCAGAAGCCGGAGCTTCGACAGCAACCTCCGCCTCAGGCTCCGCAGGGGCCAAAACTGGCTCCGCCGCAACCTCAGGCGTAACTTCGGGCGTTGGCTCTTCAGCCACAGCCACAGCCTCAGGCTCGCCATCAGAGGCGAGCTCAGCGACCTTAGAAATGATTCGCGCGCGCTCAGTGGCGCTTGCACGAACAAGGACAGCCCCAAGGGCCTGCAATACTTCAATGGCCGGATCAACGACCTCTTCAGCGGCAGGCTCGTCAGCGGCAGGCTCGTCAACAGCTGGCTCAACGGCCGGCTCCTCGACGACTGGTTCCGCTACGGGCTCAGTATCAGACTTGGCAACGGCGGCCTCAGCCTCCACGCCATCGGCCTCTTCGGCCTGGTTCTCTTGTGCGGGCTTAACCTTATCCTTGTCATCGCTCTGCGTGACAGTGACGGTGACCCGCGTGGCCTTTTCACTTTCCACGATAGTTTCTCCTTCAGCGAGCAAGGAATTAGCGGAACTATCCACATCGCCCTTTTGCTCATATTCATCAACAACCTCTACAGCGTCAATCGAAACTGCTGGGCTGGAGTCGATCTCTGTCGGCTCGTTGGCCGCAGATTCAATTCCTGAAGGAGTTTCCTCCAAGGAATTATTAGTCCCGGCGGCATCCGAGCTGTCGCCATCAGAATCGTCAAAAACAGTAACAACCTGGCCCTCAAAATCTAGAGCGCTCTTAAGCGCTTCAATTTTGCGCAAGGTAGAGAATTTGTGCCCAACAAGCGTTTCCGTTGCAGCCCAGCCCTCAGAGCCCTTTCGGTAAACCCTAATGAGCGCGGCCGGGTCCTCTGGGGTCCCCGTAATTGTAAATTCAGAGCCAGGCACATTAATCTTGCCGTCTCGAACAACGCGGGTAATTTTCCCCCGAGCCGTTCCGCCGCTTGAGCCCCAGGAGACAAAATCACCCGTGGATAGGCCTTCGGCCTTGCGGTTAACCACAACTTCGCCAGCTTGCTCGGCAGCCTTTAGGCTCTTGAGGGCATTCTGAAGGTATGAGCGCTGATTTGCTGGGATGCCAACCACAGACGCTTCCATAAGCTTGACAGAATCAATAACGTATGTATCGTCGCCGGTATTGGCGTCCTTCTTCTTTGAAACACGGTCGACCCGGGCACCAATAGACAAGCCAAGCTTAACGCCGCGCTTAATAGCCTTAAAGGCGCGCATAGCCTCTGGGTTCTCGTCTTCTTTGCACACCAAGACGTCAATGTCAAGGTCGTAAACTTCGGAGTTGGTCTCGGCGTCAAAGCGCTTTACGACGCGGGCGTCCTTTACGGAGCCAAAAAGGTCTTGCGGTACGTTGTAATTGTGGTTAAGGAAGATCGTCATGTTCTGCTTGGCCGTATCGGCCATGGTCTTAATAGCGTTGAGTGTCATCTCATCGCCATGCAGGTCACGGATTGTCGAAGATGTCGTCCCGGTAACATAAAGGTCGCCGTTTGACGCCTCGTATGCTTTCAGGGCATTCGTATAAACCTTAAAATCCACGTTTACCTCCCTAGGGTACCGAGCCATACTGATGGCGCGGAATCTTTGCGTCAATGAGATATTAATCTCTATGAACAATAAATTGGGCCAAGACTACAACCCGAAGGCGATAGATTATTGTTACTTTTTACCAAAGTAAGCCTCATGCGGACAATACATGGATATTCTACAACAGTATTTCACACACCACCCATTATTCTGTTGATAGTATCTCCTTATGGAAATTGACCAACACATTGAACACCGGCCACACGACGAGCAGCTTAGCTGCGTGCTGTGCGACGAAATACGAGAGCGCGGACGAGAGGTCCGCGAGCTAGCCTCTGCCCTAATCCGACTTCACAAGACCATTACCCCGGTCCTGGAGACATACCAAAAGCTTAAACGATCCCATCCCCAGTGCGCTTCTTGTGGGATCATGGCGGGACCAGTTGGCCAGCATCACGAAAACGAACTTCTCCCGGAGCCAATGGTCCCAAGGGCCAAGGGGCAAAAGCGGTACAATGTTTGCCACTGGTGCTATGATAACCTTGCGAAGTCAAGGAAGAGCGTTCCCCAGCAGCGAAAGCATCAACTTGACATAGAGCAGTCCTTTAAAGAGCAGGACAAACTTGACGGTATTGAAGAGGATGACATTTGACCCCACCAGAGGTTCACGATACTATCGACGTTGACTTCTCCGACGGCAGACAAGTTGCGCCAGCCTGGTGGGGAAGGTATCTTGCCCCATATACGGTAGGATACCGAGGTGGTAGACGGGTCCTCTCTTGCACAAAAGCAGAGATGCAGGACATTATTAACCGGCGCATGACCGACGATATCTTTTGGTCAGCTGTCCGTCGTAGCAAAAATGGAAGGACATAATGGCAGAAAGACAGTCACTCTTTGGCCGCATCCTTGGCGGCGTTGGCATTAGCTTTGGCACATCCGACAAGGCTATGAGCACAGTCCCAGAGTACGACGATGCCCCTTATGCCCGGGGTGTTGCTGGCGTTACCCACCATGCAAAGCGCAGCACCCAGCAGCTCCGTCGCTGGTCGCGCACAAACCCTTGGATTCGCGCCGCCATCAACCTTCGCCGCACTCAAGTCAGCCGCGCCAAGTGGGACATTGTTGCTATTGACTCCGACAGCCCAGTAAATCCAAAAAAGGTTCAGGAGATTAAGAATCTCTTCCGCATGCCGAACGCGAAGATGGAATCGTTCCGTTCGCTCATGGAGCCAATCATTGAGGACATTCTTGTCCTTGACCAAGGTGCCCTTGAAGTTGTTCCGACTAAGGGGGGACGAATGGGCTCATTCAATCGGCCAATTGCCGCCCTTTACGGTAAGGACTCCTCGAAGATTGTCTTTGACTCTGCCTGGGACGGATCGGACCCAGATCGACCGCGTTACTATGAGTTTGACCCCGATGGACGCGAGACTGCGCGCTACCTAAACCACGAACTTATTGTTATCGTGGCTAACCCAGTTACCTACACCCCACTTGGCCTCTCGCCACTTGAGGTTTTGTCGGAAACCATTGAGTCAGATCTTGCTGCTGCTGCATACAACGCCAAGGCAGTTATGGCTGCAGCCCCTCCGGGAGTGCTCCACCTTGGCGAAGGCGTGCGCGCTGACCAGGTTGATGCGTTCCGAGCCTACTGGGATGCAGAGATCGCCGGCCGAAGCCAGATTGCCATTACCGGCGGCGGTAAGGGAATTCAGTGGATGCCACTTGCTTCTTCCAACCGCGACATGCAGTTCATGGAGTGGCAGGTCTATCTTGCCCGAAAGATCTGCGCCGTCTTTGGCGTTCAGCCACAAGACATTGGCATTGGCTTTGACGTTAATCGCAGCAGCTCAGAGACGGGCGCAGCATTTACGCAGGATGTCGGCATTGCGCCTCTCCTGGACCTAATTGCTGAGTACATGACCCGAGAAATTGTCTGGCGCTACGACCAGAACCTTCGCTTTGCTTACACCGACATGGGGCGACAGAGCCAGGGCGAAATGTCCGCATACTACAAGTCGGCACTCGCCGGCCTCCCGTGGCTTCGCCTCAACGACGCGCTTCGTGAGCGCGGTCAAGACGGCGTTGGCGAACAGGGCGAACAAATCTGGATTCCAACCCCGCAGGGCTATATGCCAATGGATCTTTACATGAAGTATCTGAACAACCTTGTCTCCGGAGGACAGCCTGCTCCGGACGGAGGCACTCCTCCTAGCGCAAATCAGCCACAAGGCGTGCCAACCCCGCCACAGGGCTCGGACGTGACCCCAGACAACACGCCTCCGAATGCTCCGCAGTCCCAGACTGCAAAAGCAGAGCACAATCCAATTATTGTATGCGACATTGACGGAACTCTGACAGTCAGCGACGGAAGCAATGAGCCAAATGAATCTGTTGTTGCGTATTTGCAGGAGAAGTCTGATACCCATCGCATCTTCATCCTTAGCGCACGATCAGCCAAGCGTCTTGAGGAAACCCAAGAGTGGCTGGAAGAAAACGATGTGCCAAACGATGCGTTGTATCTCTCAGACTTCCCAGTCGGAGCTGGCCTTCAGTTTAAGAAGTACAAGATTTCTAAGATCCTTGAAGAGAGTGGCAATGTTACTGAGGCTATCGAAAACGATGCTGAGGCTCGCAGCGCCTATAAGGCTGCTGGCGTTCAGAATGTTCACGCCCCAGAAGAGGTCTCAAGCAAGTATGCAGCTGCTGACTATTCCGGAATTAACCTCAATGTTCCTTCGTCGGTTCAATCAGAGGCTAAGCGCGGCCTGAAGTGGCGAGAAGAGTTTGGCCGTGGCGGGATTGGGCCGGGCCAGACTACTGCTCGCATGCTTATTGGAAATAAGATGACGATTGCTCGCGTCCGGAAGATGCGTGCGTTCTTGGCCCGACACGAGGTAGATAAGCAGGGTGAAGGATTCAACCCAGGCCAGACTGGCTATCCATCTGCCGGCAGGATTGCATGGGCTCTCTGGGGCGGGGACCCTGGCCAGTCATGGTCCAACAAGATCATGCGGCAGGTTGAATCCCGCGAAAAGCGATAATGGCTGAGAAGCTATACCATCAGCAGCCGTGCTTTTGCATCCCTTGTCGTGTAATTCGCAATCAGCCGAAGTCAAAGCAACCTGCGTCTGATACTATTGCTGATGATGAGACCCCTAACAAAAAGCCAAAGGGAAAGCGCGGCAAGAAAGCTTAGCCACTTCTCCACGTTTAGTGGGGTTGGCGGCATTGACCTAGGGCTTGAGTCCGCCGGTTGGCACACTGTTGCCTTCTGTGAAAATGCACCGTACCAATCGGCTATTCTTGCGCGTCAATGGCCGAACATCCCAAATTTCGGAGATATCACAACTATTAGCACGGATAAAACCGGCGAGCCATGGCAATCTGCTACGCTTTGGTCAGCAGGGTTTCCTTGCCAAGATTTGAGTAGCGCAGGAAAGCGAAAGGGGTTTAGCGGTGAGCGATCAGTCCTTGCCTTCAGCTTCCTCAACCTTGTCGAAGCGTTCTCGCCAGAATGGGTCCTCCTTGAAAACGTCCCCGGACTCCTCACCTCAAACGGCGGAAGAGACATGGGCCGGCTCGTCCAGGAAATGGATGAGCTCGGGTATGGCGTGGCGTGGCGAACTGTGGATGCATCGAGCTTCGGAAGCTGTCAACTGCATGGGGGAAGGCGCCCAGTGCCCCAGCCGCGCCGTCGAGTTTTCCTTCTCGGACATCGTGGAACCAGTCGTGCCGGCGAGGTTCTTCTTGACACCAGAGGAAGCAACGAATTACCTTGGGCGTTCGGTCACAACGTCAGCCAGTGGCACGAAAATAGGTTTTACGCCGGACCTCCACCAGATGATTCTGGACACTATCGACCAGCAGCGCTTGACTTTGCGAAGATTGACTACAGTAGAGATGGAGCGCCTGATGGGGTGGCCGGACGGGCACACGCTAGTCCCAGGATTCCGACGTCTGCACGTCAAAACCACCAGCTCGTAACAACACCTAACTCAGAGGACGGCCCTATCCGGATGTTCCGCAAGAACGAGCGAAACCAGAAGTCCGGATTCTTTGAGGCATGGACAGAGGATGGCCGGTTCAGCACCCTGACAGCATTTGCCTCATCGGGCGTCTTCGGGCAGCACCTTCTCACTGGCGGCGCCTCTATTGAGCACCCCCTGCTGGACCGGGCCAACGAGTCAACAAGAGCCGACGCTTGCGGCAACGGCGTCGTCAGCCAGGTCGCCGAATGGATTGGGCTACGGATCGCAGAAAACATGCGCTTGCACGGAGAACTCTGATATGATACGCTTCTGGTATGCCTCATAAAGACCCGGTAACCCCGGAACTCCGTTACGCAGTCATGAAGCGCGACCACACTTGTGTGGGGGCGAAAATTGGCATGGGCGGAGCTTGTGGCAGCCAGTTTGGTCCCGGCGAAGGAATCATCTGGGAGCTGGATCACGTTGACAATGCCGGACTTGGGAAGCGAGGCCCAAGCACCATGGAGAACCTTGTCTTGCTTTGTGGGTATCACCACAGAGTAAAGACCGAGTCGACCAAGAAGTGGCGACCAGTACTAAGGGAGTACCTTGATGAGAAATCCAAACATGCAGTACCCAGATGACCTTGGGTGCTCGTACGAGAATTGCCCCAATAAGCACGACATTCGCGTCAAGCGCGGCAACCTGATGCCCCTGGGGGAGATGCAATCGTTTGCCGCCGGAACGGTGGTACACAGGGCCTGTATGGAGCGAATCCTCCGCAGCGGTGGCGGGCCACTTGACAGTGCGGCAGAAATTTCAGATAATACGGAAGTGGCAGAGCAGGAGGGGCTATGACAGAGCAGGTTAATTGGAATATCGACGATATGCGCATTGGCGTAGACGCTGTTGCTGCTGCGATCCCCGTGATGGCCCAGTCGATTAATGGCCTTCAGGACCGCAACGCTATGGCACCATGGGTGTACCAGTCGGTATCAGCGGAACTGCGAAATGGCAGCTGCGCAGCAATGGAGCCAGAGCGCTGGTGGCAGGTTGCTGACGGAATTCAGATGGCAGTTGATTATTGGATTGATCACGGAACAACGTATTCATTCGACGGAGAATTGGAGACCAATGAGTAAGCAGAGCGGGGCAGAGCACAAGGAGCTGCGAGTAGAGCAGCGCCAGAAGAATGCCAAGGTGTGGCAGTTGATTAAGGAGTCCGGGGTGAAGCGACGATGGGTCGCCATGCATCTTGGTGTATCCTATGGTTATCTAAACCAGGTCCAGTATGGACATGCGCCGATGACGGCGGAGATGCGACGACGACTGTCGGAGTATCTTGGTCTTAGTGAAGCCGAGCTTTTTAGCTCGGAGAAGTGAGGTTAGGAATGGTATACGACAATGCACCGAAGAAGAAGTTTGCAGAGGATTACATCGATGTAGCGGAGCGTCTCCGCGCTTGGTACGAAGCGTACCCAAATGCCCGGATCGAAACGGAAATCGTTTCCCTGAGCGACAAGAACGTTGTCGTCAAGGCGTGGGCATATCGCGGCGAAGTTGCCGATGAGAAGCCAGCCGGAACGGGCCACGCATCTATGGCAATCCCGGGCAGCACGCCCTACACCCGTGGCTCAGAGCTTGAGAACACCGAAACGTCGGCAGTTGGCCGCGCACTTGTCATGGCCGGCCTTCCGTCCAAGAAGGTAGCGTCGGGCGACGAGATCCGTTCTAAGGCTGGCGCTGCTAAGCCCTCGCCCGTAGCGCAGGACAAGCAGAAGTCAGACGACGCAAAGATCCTTCTTGCAGCGCAAGATGCCTTTGGCGATGACCCAGCACTGATTGATTGGCGCGATGCCATCAACGGCTCCGTAACCGGTGCCGACCTTACCGCTGTCGCCCAGCAGATCGCCGCATCAAACCTTGACGCCGACAAGAAGCGCTGGCTTGGCCAGTACTACACTGCGCGCAAGGCCGAGCTCGGCGCCTAATGCGCGAACACGTTAGCATCAGCGAGATCCGCGAATTCCAGGCCTGCCCTCTTCGGTGGTGGTACCGCTACGAGAATGGCCTCTGGACCGAAAAGACGAGCTCGTTCTTCGCGCTCGGAACTGCGGTGCACGCAGGTCTCGCTAACTGGTATGAGCCGCTCAACGGCGGCAAGAAGACCGGCGACCTTACCATGCCAATCAAGCTCTACCGTGCTGCGTTTGCAGACGAGTCAGAAAAGGTTAACTGGACTAACGAGTCTGACAAGGACCCAATTAGCCAGAGCGCCCTGGGCGAAGAGATGTTGAAGGCCGCGATCTTTGAAGGCGACGATTGGACTGCTAAGGCAGTAGAGCGCACCTTTATGGCCGACATTGCACACAGCCGGTTGGGAAAGCTTCCAATCAAGCTGAAGTCTGTGTTGGACATGGTGACTAATACCAACGACGTTGTCGAACATAAGACCGCTACACGAAAGTGGGAAGAGGGGCGAGAGCATGGCGACATTCAGGCGACTGCCTATGTGTCTGTTGTGCGCCAGAACTACGACCACGACCCGAAGGTGACGTTTAACATCGTTAGCAAGCACTCGAAGGGTCCAAACGTGGAGCGCCGCACTACCACCCGAACGCAAGACGATATCGACCGCCTGTATATCACGGTCCGAGCGATGTTGGATGCGAAGGAGAAGGGTGCAATCTATCCAAACCCAACCGCGTTCGTGCATGCGACGTGTGAGTTCAGGAAGTTGTGTGACAAGTGGGAAGCTCATCCTCAACCGCTACCAGCAACAGCATCTGGGATGCTTACGGTGCTGCCATCCATCCGCCAGTCGTCGCTGACGAAGATTTACGGCGAGTGAACGATCTCGTTTGGTGGCGCAAGGAGATTGAATCGGCGCCAAACAAGCAGGGTCGCATGGGCGACTTCTATCAGGCGATGACCGGCAAGAAGCTTAAGCGCTCCGAGTACGGTCGAATCTTCAAGTTGATGCAATCGTTCCCGGGCGGCATCCCGGGGCTCATGTCGGCGATCTGTGAGGCGGCAATCCGCGATTTGGACGGTGACCCGCTCGCCTACGTGAAAAAGCTCGCAGATAGTCCGCGCTGGAAGGCTCCGGTAGCGGGAAGGAAGAAGGAGAACTACGATGGGATTATCCAAGATTGACCCAAACGTTGATTTTGCGTACATCATGACCCCAGAAGGGGCAGTGATGCGCCGCCAGGACGAGCCACCGACGTCAGATGTCGCTAATGCGCGCATTGAGAAGGCTGGCGTGTCAAAGCGGTACATGAATGCGTCGTTTAGCGGCCTGAAGGAGCTCCCAGAGGCCAAGACGGCTGTGAAAGTCGCCAAGGATTGGGCAGAAGCGCCACTTACCGACCGTGGATTCTTTTTTGTCGGTACTCCGGGGGTCGGAAAGACCTATTTGGCGGTTGCAGCCCTTCGGCACAAGATTGAAAACGGGTTATTGAACGCTCGATTCATCAATGTGCCGCTGTTTTTGGATGCAGTGCGGTCAAGCTTCAAGTTTTCGGACGATTCGGTGCAGTCAGACTTCCAATTTATCTGCGACCGGGCCTCTGTTGTCGTTTTGGATGACTTTGGCAAGGAGCGCGCGACCGATTGGGCGACGGAACGGCTCTATGTGATCGTTGAGAGCCGCTATTCGTCGATGCTCCCAACGATTGTGACGTCAAATCGCACGCTGGACGAGCTGAATGACCTTGGATACGGTGCAACTGTGTCACGATTGACCGAAATGTGCACTGTTGTCAAGGTTGGCGGGTCCGATTTGCGACCAAAGCTGCGTTCGTAATGTCCGACGCGCTTGAAATTACGCTATACGGCCGGCCACCAAGCTGGAACTCAGCGTATCGGGCGCGAAAATCGTACATCTACATGACCAGGGAAGCAAAAGACTGGAAAAAGTCAACAACGACACTGACAAAAGTCGCGGTGCACGACCAGCAGTGGTCCTGCAAACCTGATACAATGCTTGTGGTTGACGTGTGGATCTACGTGAAGCGGACAATTGACGCGGACAACATCCTAAAACTGACGCTCGACGCGGTTGCCGGCGGTTTAGGAGTTAATGATGCAAGGTTCCTACCGAGAGTGTGGGAGCTTAAGAAGAAGTGCGACGAAGAAAAAGTCGTATTGAAGATTAGTGAGGTAGAAAGCAATGATTAAGGTACAGCTGATTGGGTATGTTGGCGCGAAGCCAACGGTACGAGCAACACAGAAGGGTCGCCAGGTAGCGAATTTCAATGTCGCTGTTCACGGCGCAAAGGATGCAAACGGCGAAGAGAAGTCGACGTGGTATCCGATTGCCTGCTGGGATGGCCGGGCAGAACTCGCCGACAAGGTTGTCCAGAAGGGCGATCTTATCTGGATCGAGGGAACACCGGAGATTTCGTCGTGGACCGACAAGAATGATGTCGAGCACACCGAGATTGCCATCACTGCAAAGTTCATTCAGGTGCTGAAGCGCTCCGGCAAGGGCAAGGAAGAGGGCGAGGCCCCACGTGCAGCAATGCAGGAGTCACTTGAAGAGCTTCCGTTCTAATGGCACACACGTATGACCTTGTTCAGATCACCGAAGATCTCGAACGACTGAAGACGATGGACCATGGCAAGGAGCGCGAGGCGCTACTTTATACACTTGTGCCAGTTCTTTGTGAACTGATCGGTGCTATGGCCAAGATTGCGGATAAGATCTCCGAGCCCGTGGAAAGCAGCAGTGAACGCAGGGTTGCGCGCAAGCCAATGAACTGATACGCTGGCCCACCGCAGACGCGGAGTCATCTGATTGAGGGGGTTGGGAAACCAGCCCCCTCTCTTTATCCCTATTGGAGGCACCATGGTTAAGCATACGTTCGCCCAAGTCGTTCTCGACGAGACTAAGAAAGGCCCCACCATCGTGGATTTCTGGGCCGAGTGGTGCCAGCCGTGCAAGCAGATCAGCAGAGAGCTTGATCGCCTCGCCAAAATGAAGCCGGTCAATATTTTGCGCGTCAATGTCGATGCACGCCCCGACGCAGCAAAAGAGTACGCGATCAAATCGCTCCCGACGCTTCTTTTCTTCTCCAGTTTTGGTGCTACCCCCGTTCAACTTAATGGGTTTGTCAGTGCCGAAGAGATGATCCGTCGTTTTAGGCTCTAGGTAGGGCTGTCACACACTCCTACCCAAATACCGACACCAGATTGACGTGACCTACGCCTTTTGTTGCTATCTCCGTCTTGCAACAATCGGAAATTTTTTTATATTTTGTAGGGGCTGTGCTGTTATCTCCTTCTCCCATCTGGACAACCCAGAGGCAGCCCCTTACCGTTACAGTATGCTGACACCAGTTACGGGGTAAACGAGGCTCTCCGTGGCTCCTACAGGGCTCCCAGGGGGGCGTAGCTCAATGGTTAGAGCACCGAGCTTATATCTCGGCGGTTCCTGGTTCGAATCCAGGCGCCCCTACCACCGATCTGCTATGCTTTT